ATATAATAAATAATTTATTTAATATAAAATATAGATAGTGAAGGATTTGAAAATCAAATCAAATCATAATAACAATATTCGATTACCGAATCAACCTAATGGGTTGTAAATCTCAAATATTTATTTTTTAACTAAAACAACAAAACAAGTATGAAAAAAGTGATTTTATCGCTTCTCCTTTCAGTATCTGCATTAGTAGGATTTGGTCAAGTTACCACATCAACTATTTCAGGTGTTGTAAAGAATGAAAAGCAAGAAGTGTTAGTAGGTGCAGCAATTCACGCTACTCACACACCAACCGGTACTCAGTACCATTCGATTACAAACAAAAATGGTGTTTATGTATTACCTGCAGTAAGAGTAGGTGGTCCATACACAATCCATGCTTCATTTATTGGATTTAAGAAAGGTGAAGAGAAAGATGTAAACACTCAATTAGGTGTAACATCAAATGTAGACTTTATTTTAATTGATGAAAATCAAATTTTAAAAGAGGTTGTTGTACTTTCTACTAGAAATAATATTATTTCAAGAGAAAGAACCGGTGCATCTCAACAATTTACTCGTAGAGATTTACAAAATATTCCTATTACGGGAGCAAGAACAATTGATGGTATTACAAAGTACAATCCAAACGGAAACGGAAACTCATTCGGAGCACAAGATTCTCGTTTGAATAACTTTACAATCGATGGTTCTCAATTCAATAATGGATTCGGATTAGGCTCATCTGCACAGGCAGGTGGTAGAACTGGAGCATCAGCAATCTCTTTAGATGCGATTGAGCAATTACAAGTTAACATTGCCCCATTTGATATCCGTCAAAGTGGATTCACCGGTGCAGGTATCAACGCAGTAACAAGAAGTGGTACAAATGAAATCGAAGGTTCGGTATATCAAACACAAAGAGATAATAGTTCTACATATGTAGGTGATAATGCTAGAGGAACAAAAGTAACTGCATCTAAATTTGATGAGAAGGTACAAGGTTTCCGTTTAGGTGCACCAATCATTAAGAACAAATTATTTATCTTTGGTAACTACGAATCAATTGAAAGAACTGAACCGGGTACAACATGGTTTTCAACTGGTTCTCCAATTGCAACGGGTACACAAATCAGTAGACCAACTTATACACAATTATCGGACTTATCTAAATTTATGCAAGATAAGTTTAATTATACAACTGGCCCGTTTGAAGGATATTCTAACGCAAACAAATCAAACAAATTTTTGGTTCGTATGGATTGGAACATTAATGATAAACATAAATTAACGGCTCGTTATGTACACCACGATTCTGAAGCAGAGATTAACGTTTCAAACTCAACTTCAGCAGGATTTGGTAATAGAACACAATCAGCATTAGCAATGAGTTTTCAAAATAGTGGTTACATTATTATGGATAATACTCGTTCTTATGTATTGGAATTGAACTCTAAATTATCAAACACTTTACATAACAACTTAATTGTTGGATATGATAAACAAATTGAGGATAGAGCATATCGTTCTCAAATGTTCCCAACGATTGATATTAAAGAAGGAGCAACAACTCTTACATCGGTAGGGTTCGACCCTTTCACTCCAGGAAATAAGTTAGATTATAACACTTTCCATATTACAAACAACTTAACAAAGTATGCAAATAAACACACTTTGACATTTGGTTTCAACTATGAGAAATATCAATCTAATAACTTATTCTTCCCTGCATCTAATGGTGTTTACATCTTCAATAGTTTAGCAGATTTCTACACCGCAGCTAATCAATCATTAGCAAATGGTGGTGCACCTTCTACATTAGTTCCATCTCGTTTCCAATTCCGTTATTCGGCATTACCGGGAGCAATTGAACCAATGCAGACTTTGAAAACTGATAGATTGGATGTTTATGCACAAGATGAATTCCAAGCAACTGAAAACTTAAAGTTCACTTTTGGTTTAAGAGCAGCAGTTATTTCATTCGAACAAACTGCGTTAGAAAATCCAGCAGTATCTGCAATGGTATTTGCTAATGGAGAGAAATTTAATACTGGTAAATTACCATCAACACAAACTTTATTCGAACCTCGTTTCGGATTTAACCACGATGTATTCAGTAATGGAAAGACTCAATTAAGAGGTGGTAGTGGTATCTTTACCGGCAGACCTCCATATGTGTTTATCTCTAATCAAGTGGGTAACAATGGTGTATTGACAGGATATATTGATGCAAGTGGTGCAGCAGCAACCAAATATGGTTTCACTGCAGACCCTAACAAATACTTTATTCCTTCAACTCCAACATTACCTTCAACATTTGATTTAGCATTTACGGATGTAAATTATAAATTCCCTCAAGTTTGGAAATCAAATATCGCAATTGACCAAAAGTTACCATTTGGTTTCATTGGTACTGCTGAATATATTGTAAATCAAAATTTAAACGCAGTTCATTATTATAGTGCAAACTTAGAAGTTCCAACTGGTAAATTCGTAGGAGTTGACCAACGAGCTAAATTCGCAGGAAACGATAATGGTGTTAGGGTAAATGATAATGTTTCAAATGCAATTGTATTAACAAATACATCAGATGCATTATTTAATTCATTAACATTGAAGTTGGAATATCCTTACCAAAGAGGTATATTCGGTTCATTCGCTTGGACTACATCAACCGCAATAGATTATATGAGTGCAGGTTCAATTGCTAGTGGTAGTTGGACAGGTGCAAGAAGTGTAAATGGTAATAATGATTTATCTCTTTCTAATTCAGATTTCTTATCTCCAAATCGTTTAGTTGGTTTGTTAGGATATAGATTAGAATATGGTAAAGGATTTGGTGGAGCAACTTCATTCACATTAGGTTATGTTGGAAATCAGGGTAACCCATTCTCTTACACAATTGGTGGTGATATGAACGGAGACCGTATTTCTAACAATGAATTAATCTTCGTACCAAACAAAGGTTCTGATATCAAATTCGCACCATTGGTAGTAGGTACAAGAACTTATACTGAAGCTGAACAACAAGCAGCATTTGATTCTTACATCGGACAAGATGAGTACTTATCTTCTCGCAAAGGTCAATACGCTGAAAGAAATGGTTCATTTATTCCTATGTTGAATAGATTAGATTTATCAGTAGTACAAGACATTTATGTAAAAGTTAAAGGTAAAAAGAATACAATTCAAATTAGAGCTGATATCTTAAACTTTGGTAACTTATTGAATAATGAGTGGGGTGTTTCTCAAAGAGCAACTATTCCAACAATTCTAAACTACTCATCTACTAATGCAGCAGGTGAACCGGTTTATAAATTAGCAACTCAAAGATTAGCAGATGGTTCTACCATTTTAGCTAGAGATACTTATCAGTACAATTCATCAGTATTTGATGTATGGAGTGCACAATTAGGTATTCGTTATATCTTTGGACGATAATAACATCTTAAACTAAACATTAATGGGAGAAAAATTCTCCCATTTTTGTTTGGTAATTTGAAAAATATTTCGTATCTTTGTAGAGTATAAAATAAATAATATGGCATTTTTTGAAGAAAATATAAAAGAAGAAACCCCAAATACACTTTGGGTTGAAAAATATCGTCCTAAGAAATTAGAGGATTATGTTGGTAATGACCATTTAAAACAAAAGATTCGTGATTATATTGAAAGTGGTGATGTCCCACATTTACTTTTGTTTGGTAAAGCGGGAACAGGAAAAACTACACTTGCAAAGTTAATTGTCAATTCAATCAATTGTGATTTTATGATACTAAACGCATCTGATGAAAACAATGTGGATACTGTCCGTAATAAAGTAAAATCATTTGCATCTACAATTGGGTTTAAAGATATAAAAATTGTTATCTTAGATGAGTTTGATTATATGACTCCTCAAGCTCAAGCAATCCTTAGAAATCTAATGGAAACATTTAGTAAACATTGTCGATTCATTTTGACTTGTAACTATGTGGAGAAAATCATTGACCCGATACAAAGTAGATGTCAAACCTTTCAGATTATACCACCCACTAAAAAAGATGTTGCTGTTCAAATCAGCAAGATATTAACGGAGGAACGAATCCAATTTGAATTAAAAGAATTAGTTCCAATAGTAGATTCATCATATCCAGATATTCGTAAGATTATTAATACCTGTCAACTTAATTCCTCAAAGGGGATATTAAAAATTGATAGTAGTAGTATATCTGATGCAGATGTTAGAGTAAAAATTATCGATATTCTTAAATCAAAAGATGATAAGAGAAATCGTTATATAAATCTAAGACAAGCAGTTGCAGATTCTCGTATACAAGATTTTACTGAATTATATACCCATCTTTACGAAAAGGTAAATGATTATGCAGTGGGTAATACCTCTGCCGTAATTATGATTCTTGCACAAGGGCAATATAAAGATGCTATGATTGTAGATAAGGAGATTTGTTTTATGGCAACTCTTATAGAAATAAATGATGTAATATAGGTATGAAAATATTAGTTACAGGTGGTGCAGGATTCATTGGCACCAATTTAATAAAACGATTACTAACTGAAGGACACGAAGTTCATTCATTAGATAATTACGATAGTGGTTTAGTAGAAAATCACATAGAGGGATGTAACTACATAAGTGGAGATATTGAACAAATTGAATATTGGAGAGGTGATAAATTTGATTTATGTTATCATCTAGCAGCATTAAGTAGAATTCAACCCTCATTTGAAAATCCATTAGAAACATTTAGAGTTAACACAACAGCAACTTTATGTGTTGCAGATTGGGCAAAACATAATAATGTAAAAGTTGTTTATGCAGGTTCATCATCTCGTTGGCACAACCCATATCAATCACCTTATGCTTGTTTTAAACATATGGGTGAGGAGATTTATAAACTATACAAAAAAGTTTACAATTTAGATGTAGAAATTTGTAGATTCTATAACGTTTACGGCCCAAATGAAATTGTAGATGGAGACTGGGCAGCAGTAATTGGAATTTGGAGAAGACAAGTTAGAGATGGATTACCGATTACTATTGTGGGTGATGGTGAACAAAGAAGAGATTTTACTCATGTTGATGACATTATAGATGGATTATATAAAATAGGAATTGGTTCTGAAAAGCATGAAGATGCTTGGGAATTGGGTACTGGTATAAATTATTCTATTAATGAAGTATACGAAATGTTTAAAGAGAAGTTTGGAACTGAATCAATACACATACCTGACCAAAAAGGAAATTATCGTAAAACACTTAGAGAAAATGATGATGCTCTAAATAGATTAGGATGGACACCTCAAAATAGATTAAAGGAATATATTAATGGGTTATGATAGAATTAGTTAATGATAATCTTAGTGAAATTATTAAAGAAAATTCAAAGGTTTTCGTAATGTTCTATGCAGATTGGTGTCCTGATTGTGCAAAGATAAAACCTTACTTTGAAAGTTTATCTACATATTATGAAAATATATCATTTGTTCATATTAATGCAGATGAATCACCAAAGAGTAGGAGCATTATCAATTTAACGAATATACCTACGTTTCTAGGAGTCTTTGAGGGGAATATAGTAGAAACACCCCTAATAGGAAGTAAACCCGAAAAAATCGAAGAATATTTAAACAAATTAGTATCCTTATAATTTGGTAATACGGATATTATTTCGTATATTTAAGGATAAATACGGATATAATGATAACATACGACCCAAACAATCCCCTAACTGATGAGGATTTAAAGAAACTATCAGAGGAAGACTTCTTTTCATACTTAGACCAACTAGCCTTACACAAAAAAAGAGATAGTAAGGTGATATCTTCGTGGAAAAAGAAGGGACATGAGATTTTAAAACGTAATGGAGTAAAAAATGTAAAAACCAATAGAACCCAATGGTTCGATTAAAAACAAAAAAATATGTCAACAGAAGTACAATTAGCAAAACCATTAGGAGATAGAGTCCTAATCAAAGTAGAATCAGGAGAAAAAAAGATTGGTGGAATTATCATACCAGACACTGTTCAATCCGGTGATAATAAATTTGGTATAATTGTTTCAGTAGGTAATGGTATTTATACTCAAAATGGAACTAAAATTCCGATGGAAGTATCAGTAGGTGATAAAGTATTATTACCGCATGGTGGAATGAATATTCAAAAAATTAAATTAGATGATAATGAATATTTCTTATGTAGAGAAATGGATTTATTAATGGTTATAAAATAAAATAATATGGCACAAATTTTAGGGGCAGGTGGTCAACCAATTGGTGGACCAAATGAAGAAGTTGAAATCCCATTAGAAAAAACAACATCAATCGCCTGTAACAAATGTGGTGGTGAAGTTTTTGTACAAGGATTTGGATTTAGAAAAATATCTAAGTTATTAACAGGTAAACCAAAGGATGAAGTCCTACCAGTAGAATTATTTCTATGTGGTGAGTGTGGTGAAGTTCTTAATGAAGTATTACCTCCCGGTTTAAAAGTAGAACAAGAATAATGGCTACCAAATCACTATTCGACCATATCAAAGCAATTACAACCGAACAAGACCCAAAGTATTGGGATAAGTTAGATGATGCAGATAAAAAGACTTGGTCTAATTATATGGTACATCGTTTTATCTCAATGAACCCAGATTGGATATCGGTTATTTCAGAGATACAACCTTATACCGAAATATTAGAACCCAAGCAATTATATCTAGCACTAATTGGTATTATCCCAAAAGGAAAATATTACCTTAGATATGTGAAAGGTAAGAAAGAAGATACCTATGAAAAATGGTTGGTTGAATTGGTTGCGAAGGATTATCAATGTTCTACAAAACAGGCTGAAGAGTATTTAGAAATCTTATATTCAACAAAAGAAGGTCGAGAACATATTAAGTACACCTGTGAAAAGTATGGTATAGAATCCAAAGAAATCACAAAATTAAAATTAAAAGTATAATGAGTGATACTATTTGTATATTACCATTTGTTCATTTATACTCAGAACCAAAGGGTGAAATGAAACCCTGCTGTATTGCAGGTGGGTTTGATGACCCATTAAATTTAAAAAAACTATCAATCGAAGAAGCATTCAATTCACCTCAAATGAAAGAATTGCGTAAAGATATGGTAGATGGTAAACGCAATAAAGTATGTGATGTTTGTTATAAAAAGGAAGATTTAAATGGTCATTCACCTCGTACTGATTTTAATAAAAATAATTTATGGAAATATCCTGAAATTAAAGAAGATTATTCAGTTGATTCACAGTTTCAACATATAGATATACGTTTTTCAAATCTATGTAATTTTAAATGTAGAATGTGTAATCATGATTTTTCATCTAATTGGTTTGAAGATTCAAGTAAAGTGCGTCCAGATTCCGTTACGGGTCGAACTAAAGTAATGAAAGTTTCGGATACAATTGTAGAAGACCTAATTCCACATTTAAGTAATATTAAAAGTTTCTATTTTGCTGGTGGAGAACCCCTAATCATGCCAGAACATTATAAGGTATTAAAATATCTTTATGATACCATGCCAATAATAGAACAGCCGTGGGGTAAAAAACGACCATTGAGTATTCACTATAATACAAACCTATCAGTAATTACATATGATGAAAATAGTTTAATTGAATTATGGAAAGGATTTGATAGAGTATTCCTATCCATATCATGTGATGGAGTTGGAGAAGTTGGTACATATCAAAGAACGGGATTTTTACACGATAGATTTATTGAAAATTTACAAACAATAAAAAAATATTTTAGACCCCAAACTCCTGGTGCTGGTGGACTTGGATTAATGTATAATTTTCAATATACCACTACTATATGGAACGTATATCATATATTTGATTTTATAAAATTTATGCAAAAAAATAATTTTATAGAAACATCAGAACAAATTGATTTATATTATGCTTGGAATCCTAGTTATGCATCTCTAAATAATTTACCAAAATCCGAAAAAGAAAGGGTAATTAAATTTTTAAATGATGGTATACGAGAAATTCATATGGAAATGTCTAAATTAGGTAATGCCAGTATTTCTACAAAAACAATAAATGAAATAAGGGATTTGATTAAATTTATCGATTCATCACCTCATTCTGAATATGCAATTGGTGATATGTATCATTATACGACTGAACTGGATAAGATGAATAATACCGATGTTACTAAATTAAATGGTGTAGATTTTAATAAAATTAAGTTAGAAATAACATCCCAAATAGTTGGTAATATCGAATAATTTTCGTATCTTTATAGTATAAAAAAAGAAATAATGGCAAGAGTAAGTTATAGTCAATACGGAATGTGGACAGGTTGTCAACAACAATTCAAACTGAGTTACATAGATAAGTTAGGTGAATCATCTGCAAATATCCATACAATCTTTGGTTCGGCAATGCACGAAACCATTCAACACTTTCTTTCCGTTATGTACGGAGTTTCCAAAAAACAGGCACTTCTATTAGATGTAGAGGGAATGTTAAAGGAAAAGTTAGTAGAACATTTTACTACTGAAAAGGCTAAAATGACCGAAGGTACTCCATGTACTCAAATCGAATTAGAAGAATTCTTTGGTGATGGTAGACAAATCCTACATTATTTTAAAACTAAGTTAGATAAACTTTATACTAAAAGTGGATTCGAATTAGTTTCAATTGAGTTACCCCTAAATGCAGAAGTAAGACCAGGAGTTAATTTTGTTGGCTTTATTGATATCGTATTGAAGGAAGTATCAAGTGGTAAAATTATTATCATTGATTTAAAAACATCAACACGAGGTTGGAATCAATACCAAAAAGCAGATAAGGTTAAAACATCTCAAATGCTTTTGTATAAGAAGTTTTACTCAGAAAAATATAATGTTCCATTAGATAAGATTGAGGTTGAATACCAAATTCTAAAAAGAAAGATATCAGATACTACTGAATTCACAATACCACGTATATCTAAGTTTGTTCCTGCCAATGGGAAACCATCAGTCAATGCAGCTTGGAAGGGATTTATGGAGTTTGTTGATTCCGTATATGATGAAGTAGGTGCAGTAAAACAAGTTGATTTTCCTACCAATAAATCAAAAGCTTGTGATTGGTGCGAATTCAAATCCAGAAAAATTTGTTCTATTTGGCAGTAATTTTTTTCTCTTTTATATATTTTTATATATTTATACATAATAAATAATACATAAAAGGAGAGAGTTATGACAAACACCAAACTGACTACGGTCAAAATCGTAAAAGATGTTTATTCAAAATTCAAACAAATATCGTTTGAATCAAACATCACATTACAAAAATTAGTTAATCGTTCTTTAAACAAATATATTGAAGACGAATCTTTTAGAACTCAAATTAATGAGTATTCAGAATTACAGGCAAGTGGTTCACAATTTTAATTTTTAATTTTAAGTAAATGACAGAAGTAAGAAAGAAAAAGAAAATTCTTTTATTATCCGATGATTTTAGAATGTCCTCTGGTATAGCAACTGTATCAAAAGAATTAATTTTTGGTACATTAGATAAGTACGATTGGGTACAATTGGGTGCAGCAATAGAACACCCTGAAAAAGGTAAAGAAATTGATTTGGGTGATGATGCTAGAAAAATTAGTGGTGTATTTGATGCTTCAGTTAAAATCATTCCGTGGAGTGGTTATGGTGATGCTGATATTTTACGCGAGTTAATAATGAGACATCAACCTGATGCAATTCTACACTTTACCGACCCTCGTTATTGGAGATGGTTATATGATATGGAAGCAGAATTACGTGAAAACGTACCTATTTTCTTTTATCATATTTGGGATGATTTACCAGACCCTCAATACAATAGAGATTACTATGAGAGTTGTGATTGGTTAGGATGTATTTCTAAACAAACATATGGTATTGTACGAAGAGTAGGACAACGAACCGATTCACCAACATTCAAACCCCTTGAAGATTGGCAAGTATCCTATGTACCACATGGTATCAACTCAACTGCGTTTAAACCCGCTGAAGTACCTGATGAATTCCGTAAAAGAGTATTAGGTGATAAAGATTACAAATTTATTCTATTTTGGATGAATCGTAATATCAAACGAAAACAACCATCTGATGTCATTTGGGCTTATAAACGTTTCGTAGATGGATTACCAATTGAAGATAGGGATAAGACTTGTCTAATAATGCATACCCAAGCGGTTGACCAAAATGGAACAGATTTGTTTAAAGTAAAGGAAACTATTTGTCCTGATTATGAAGTTAAGTTCTCAGAAAGTAGAATTTCACAAGAGGAATTAAATTGGTACTATAACTTATCAGATTGTACCATTAACATTGCAGGTAATGAAGGATTTGGATTAACAACTGCAGAATCAGTAATGGCCGGAACTCCTATTATTGTAAATGTTACAGGTGGATTACAAGACCAATGTGGATTTACATTAGATGGTAAAGAATTAACGGCAGAAGATTATGTGAAAATCGGTTCGGTACATGATTGGAGAGTATGGTCAGATAAGTTAGGGCATGGAGAATGGGTTAAACCAGTATTCAGTAAAGTTCAAACACTTGTAGGTTCAGTTCCAACACCCTATATTATTGATGATAAGGTGGATATTTACGATACTGCAGATGCAATTAGGTATTGGTATGATATTTCTAGAAAAGACCGTAAAAAGAGGGCGTTAGCAGGCAGGAAATGGATGTTAAACGAAGGTGGGTTAAATCATACAAATATGTGTAAAACTCTTTCTGATGGTATGGAAACGGCTTTCCAAAATTGGAGACCTAAAGAAAGATTTGGATTATATAAATTAAAATAATATGAAAGTAAGCATAAAAAGGTTACATGAAAACGCAATACTCCCATTTTACGCAAAGGAAAGTGATGCGGGTATGGATTTGGTGGCAACATCAATTAAAGAAAATACTACATTTCAAATAACATACGGATTAGGTATAGCATTAGAAATACCAGATGGGTTTATGGGTTTAATATTTCCACGTTCATCTATTAGAAATATGGAACTTATTTTAAGTAATTCAGTTGGAGTGGTTGATGCTGGATATAGAGGAGAACTTCAAGCAACATTCGTTAAATCAAATGGACTTGATTCTCTAGCATATAAAGTGGGAGATAGAGTTTGTCAACTTATAATCGTACCACATCCAATCGTAGAATGGACAGAAGTAAATGAATTAAATAATACTGAAAGAGGAACCGGAGGGTTCGGTTCAACAGGAAAATAAAAAATAAAATATGAGCAAACCATTATTAGTATTTCAAGCACCAGTTTTTACAAGGAGTGGATATGGTGACCATAGTAGAGATTTACTTCAAAGTTTATTTGATTTAGATAAATATGATGTGAAAGTAGTACCAACTCGTTGGGGTTCTACACCACAAAATCAACTTGATGGTGTGAGTGAATTTAGTAAAAAAGTATTGAGTAGTGTTATTACAACGTTAGATAAAGAACCTGATGTATATATTCAGGTTACAGTTGCTAATGAATTTAAAAAAATGGGTAAATACAATATTGGCATCACGGCCGGAGTTGAAACTACCCTAGCACCAAAGGATTTTATTGATGGTTGTAATCGAATGGATTTAGTTTTAGTACCATCTAAATTTACAAAAGAGGTATTACAAAAAACTTCATTTGCTGAAGTGGATAAAGCAACAAATCAAAAAATTAGAGATATCAATGTTCAAACTCCAATTGAAGTTCTTTTTGAAGGAGTTGATTTAGATATTTTTTTAAATAGAACTAATCAAGAGACAGATGTACTTGCTAATACTGAAAAATTAGATAAAAAAATAGAAACTGATTTTAATTTCTTATTTGTAGGTCATTGGTTGAGTGGAGATTTAGGACAAGATAGAAAAGATGTAGGAATGTTAATTAAAACATTTTGTACTATTTTTAAATCCCTTCCAAAAAATAAACAACCCGGTTTGATATTAAAAACATCTATGGCTGGATTTAGTATTATTGATAGAGAGGATATTAGTGAGAGAATTAAAACCATAACTAAAGAATATGGTGAAAATTGTCCACCTATTTATTTATTATTTGGAGATATGAAACCAAGCGAAATAGCAAATTTATATCATCACCCAAAGGTAAAGGCTATGATATCATTTACTAAAGGTGAAGGATATGGTCGACCTCTGGCAGAATTTGCTGCAACGGGTAAACCGATTATAGTTTCAAAATGGAGTGGATTAACTGATTTTTTACCTGAATCCAATACTATTTATTTAGATGGAGAACTAACAAAGGTACATCCATCAGCAGCAAATCAATTCCTAATGGCTGAATCACAATGGTTCTCCGTAAATTATTCAACTGCAGCACAAAAAATAATGGATGTATTTAAAAATTATAGTAAATATTCAGATACTTCAAAGGGATTACAATCAAATATTAAAAATAATTTCTCATTAGGAAAAATGACAGAAGTTTTTGGTAATTTACTTAACAAATATGTTAAAGTTGCAAGTCATGTTCAATTGAAATTACCTCAGTTAAACTTACCAAAGATAACTAAATTATAAAATGCAATTTTATACCAACCAATATAAAGAAATATTAAAACCGGAACGAAGAATTAGTAAATCACTAATTTTACCTAGAAACGTTTATCGTATTTCTACATACGTTGATGGTATACCACCAACAAAAGTTGGGATGGAAAGTAGATATGTATTTGTACTTGGTAAAATTGATAACAAAATTCATTGTCTTTTATTGAATCACGTCTTGCCTGCTAATTTTATTACATTTTTAAATAAACTTAGAGATAAAACAAAACCAATTGAAAAAGACCAACCCTTAAGCGAATTACTTAAACTAATGGCTAAAGATGGACAGCAGTTATTTGAAACGTATGTGAAAAGAAATAGAACAATCTACTCACATAAATTAGACAATTATAGAAGTTATTTTTTAGATAAAATTCAAAATGTTTGGGAAATTCGATTTGAAGATGGATTTTTACAAGAAATATTTCAAGAAGGAAATACGGCTTCTGATAGACGAGAAGTCATTAAAAAAGAAATAAACGAAAAAGATGGCTAGTATAAGTTACGCAGTTACAGTTTGTAATGAAATTGATGAGTTAGCACAACTCCTTAATTTTTTACAATTACATATCAGAGAAGAAGATGAGATTGTCATTCAATATGATGAGGCATCAGTTACTAAAGAGGTAGCAGATTATCTTAATTTAATCAATGTAATGCATTCCAATCACAAAGTGGTTGGATTTTCATTAAATAATGATTTTGCATCATTCAAAAATAATCTTAAATCTCATTGTTCAAAGGATTATATTTTTCAAATAGATGCCGATGAGATTCCACACGAATATCTAATAGAAATATTGGGTGAGGTGTTGGATAGTAATAATGTAGATATTGTTTTTGTACCGCGAATCAATACGGTCGAAGGTTTAACTCAATCTCATATTCAAAAGTGGGGTTGGAATGTAAACGAAAAGGAATGGGTAAATTTCCCTGATTATCAGACAAGAATATATAAGAATACGGATGATGTCACATGGATGGGTAAAGTACATGAAAGAATTACAGGATACAATACATTCTCAAATTTCCCAGCAGAAGAGCAATTTTGTTTATATCACCATAAACAAATAGAAAGACAGGAAAAACAAAACTCTTTCTATGAAACCATCTAAGATAACATTCGTATATAACCACTCTCCAAACGAAACGTGGTCAACTCCTTTATCATTATTAAATGAATTCCAAAAGAGAGGATGGGAAACTGAAATAGTTTCAATCACTGCAACCGATGATTCTCAATTACAATTATGGATTCAACAAGATATTCCAACGGATATTGTATTATTTATGGATTGGGGTAGAATTGATTCTAAGTGGTTAGATAAATCATTAAAACCAAATACATTTTGGATACAAGAAAGCGGAGATGACCCTCAAAACTTTGTAAGAAACTATCCAAAAGCAAGTAGGTTTCATTATACAATTACACCAGATAAAGTATCAGCAGAAGAATATAGAAAAAGAGGTATAACTGCTGATTGGGTCCCCCATTGGGCAGATACGGCAGTTCAATTTCCAATGGATGAGACACCTCAATATGTTGCGGTGACAAGTAGAGGAAGAGGTGGTTCTGAATTTTTAGATTACCTTACAGAATGGGGTGAAGGTCTAATTGGAAACCGAAATGGAATGGATGCTATAGAACATACTGAATTTTTGAATTCCGGTTTAATGGTTATTCAGAATAGTAGATGGGGAGAAATCACTCGTAGATTATTTGAAGGAATGGCGTGTGGTAAGATGGTTATAACTGATAGGTTAGCCGAATCAACTGGCCTTTCTGAAATGTTTATAGAGGGGGAAGAAATAGTTTATTATGATAATATGTTAGATTGTATTAAAAAGATAAATTATTATAATGAAAATAGAGACGAACTCAATCGTATCGCCCTAAATGGAATGAATAAGGTTCTGAATAACTATACTCAAATTCAAGTGGTAAATAAAATAATTGAAAAATATAAATCACATAATATATGAAAATTGCGTTATGTATATCTGGGAAACCTAGAAGTTCTATGTTTTGTTATCCATATATCTATGATGCGTTTATAAATAATGAACATCAAGTTGATACATTTATACATAGTTGGGATGAGTGTAGAGCAATTGATTTATATAATCCAAAAAAATTAGAAATAAATTCAGATAAAGAGGCGTTGGATACGTTAATTCCAATGTTAGATTTAAATGGTATAAAAATAGAAGGAAACACTAAGAATAATGTGTTAATGTATTATTCCATTAAGAAATGTTTTGATTTAATAGAAGGAGAGTATGATGTGGTAATCAGAGCAAGATTTGATTTACTACTTCAACCAAAATTTGATATTGAAAGTATAATTAATGATTTAAGTAATAAAAAATATGATATCTATATACCAACTGAAGAATTTAATATGGGTGGGTATAACGACCAACTAGCAATAGGAACGTATGATGCAATGAAAATTTATTCAGATACATTTTTGAATTTAAATATATTTGCACATGAATTGGGTAGATGGCACCCTGAAACATTTTTGGGGAAACAACTTAAAGATAATAATATAAAAGTACATCAAACAAATTGGGATTATAGATTGGTTAGAAATGTGAATGTAGAAACTCATTGGCCAGAAAATCCATACAAATTCTTAAATTTATAAAAATGAAAATAAAAATTGAAGTAGGGGCTAATAAAGGCACGGAAACCGAAGAATTAGCATCAGATGGTTCTATTGTATATGCATTCGAACCGACATATGAATTATTAGTAAAGTATCTTTGGCCATTATCATATGAAAATAAAAATATTAGAATTTTACCATTTGCAGTAGACTCTGAAAACTCATTCAAAAAATTTAATATAGCAGGTCATTGGGATTGGGGTTGTAGTAGTTTATATGAATTTTCCGATAATTTAAATGAAACTTGGCCAGGTAGAGTTGATTTTAGTAATACTCATTCTTATATTGTACCAACCATTACATTATATGATTTTTGTGAATTATATAAAATTGAAA